TAGTATAAATACTTAACCTTTTGTCTTTCAGACAATTAAAGTAACAAAAGGTAATACTTAACACGGGACAGTCGAGTCCCTATTCATCTGCGGGTATCCATTCCGCAAGTAACTAAAGGTAAAACAAATGTTTAAATCTGTATTCGCAGCCTCCGCTGCTCTGTTCGCATCCGCAGGCGCTGCCCTTGCAGGTCCATACGTTAACGTAGAAACCAACGCTGGTTGGACTGGATCGGAGTACAATGGCGCCGGAACGGACGTTCACGTAGGGTACGAAGGTGCATTCAGTGACACCGGTTCGTTCTACGTTCAAGGAGGAGCTACTGTGTTGACTCCTGACGGTGGCGACAGCGATACCGTTCCTTCTGGTAAGGCAGGTCTTGGCCTTGCACTGACGGACGCACTTGGTGCATATGGTGAAGTATCCTTCGTAGGTTCAGGCGACGAAGATCTTGACCGTGGTTATGCAGGTAAGTTGGGCGTCAAGTACAACTTCTGATCGTTCATATAGACACATAAACATCTAGATGTTATACTGGGGGTGCGACGGCATCCCCTTTTTTTATGAAAAATTATTTTATAAAACTCATTACCCATCCTGCCGTCCATTATAATCTGATTACTATCTCATTACTTGTTCTTATAGGGATGCTGCATAACCATGCTCATTACTCTATGGAAGTAGATCCTGACTCGTATGTCCTGCAGTGGTGCCGCAAGCATCCAAAGAAATGCACATATAATCGTGACTGGTAGGTACACCTATTGCACTCTGATTATAATGATATATAATAGTACCAGACTGACTTTATTATAATGTCCGAGTTCCCAAAAGACTGGAGATACGCTGATGACCGTATGCAAATGAGAGCAATGGTCTTTCGTGCTCTTAGTCATCACTTAGAAGAACATTGCCGTGCAGTATATGAATTTTGTCATGACTGGGTTAGTCAAGGCAATCAAAATACGAACAACATTGAATTTTATTTTCAAAATTATTTGAAGGAGACACATGATGAAAAGATTTACAAACTTGAAAAGTGCCTTGACCTCGATTATTCTAAGTACTACGCTCCTGAGTGGGACTAGTGTTTTAGCTGATCCGAAGGTAGAAGAATTCTCATATGATGCGATGGGATGTATGTTACTTCGGGAGTGTACCGAGGATGTTTACGAAATCAAATCTACTAGCGATTTGCAAACTTACTACCCTAATACTGATTACAGTTCTATTAATGTGGAGTTCGATAGAATCGTCGAGTCACTTAATAAGATCGGAGTTGGTGTCTTTTTAGCAGAACAACGTTGGTTCCCTGTTGGGCATCGTGGTGTTTATCATACTGTCTCTAATAGTTTCTTTCTAAACAGAGCATTTATGCATCGTCCTGGTGTGTTGATGAGTGTCACTCGTCATGAAGGATGGCATGCTGCACAGGATTGTATGGCAGGTACGATTGATAATAGTATGATCGCTATTATTAAACCTGAAGATCAAGTTCCTATGTTATGGCGTGAGATGGTAGAACGCACCTATCCCGAATCGGCATGGCCATGGGAGAAGGAAGCAACCTGGGCAGGTAAGACAGAAGGCATGACCATGGCAGCACTAGAATCGTGTGGAAATGGTAATATGTGGGAGGTTTACAACCCCACCCCCCTTACGTTAGAATGGTTGCGTGAAAACAACTTCGTCAAGTGATGGTACGAACTCAAAAGGCTCTAGAAAAAAACGTCAAAACTCTTAATAAGAAATCAACGACTACTAAGAAAACTAGAAAAACCAAGAAAGAGGACTTTAAGTTTACTTTCACCAAATCAGAAGAAGACAAACTCTTTCCCCATACTCCAACATTTATTTGGCGTCTTGACGATCGTCGGGATAATAAAATCTGTTGGTTTGAATGTCAAGAACATGTTGAAAAATATCTGAACAGATATAAGATGTCTTCTAAAGAATACAAGTGCCAGTTCTATAGTAAGTATGCAAGTAATTGATAATTTCCTAAACGAAGAAGATTACACAGCTCTATGTGATGGAATGTTATCGAATTCATTTCCCTGGTATTGGGGTTGGACTAAAACCAGGGATCCTGATAAGGGGGGTGGAGATGCACATATTCATAATTGTCAATTAGTCCATCCTTACTATAGGGATCATGAAAAAACTGGTAAACATTGGTACTTAATTGAACCTATAGTAAATAAATTGGAAGCATCTGCTTTTATAAGAATCAAAGCAAACCTGACGATGGCTACACCGCATATAATAGAAACGTATATGCATCATGATTATTCAAGTAATATGGAACATAATATTGCCATATATTATTTGAATGATAATGATGGTTATACTAAATTTGAAAGTACTGGTGAAATTATCCGATCTGTTGGTAATAGAATATTAATATTTGACGGTAGAGAAAAACATTGCGGCACTACACATACCAATCAAAAATTTCGATGTGTTATAAACTTTAACTACTTCCCTACAGTGTATTAAATTCCAGATATAATAGGAATACACAACTATACTCTTCGATAAATACAGCTGCCTCGATTTGTCACAAATGACTGAAGAAGTAAAAAAAGAAGATCCTAAAAAGAAAGGTATTGTTGGAAAGATAAAGGATGCAGCAAGTGACAAAGAAGAGCAGCTTGACATTCTGTCTACTTTTGTTAGGCTTGGTATCCTTGTTTGGAGCGGCGGAATACTCACGTTGGCGTATATCCAGTTACCACCAGTACTTGGTATTCCCGAGCAAAAACTAGATCCAACTTTTATTGCGAGTGTCTTTACTGGAGTGCTGGCAACTTTTGGTGTTCAGGCAGCAAAGAAAGGTACTAATGGTAATGGATCTTCCAATGGTGGTATCAGTAAAGCAGATATGGAAAGATTGATTGCAGCTGCAAAAGAGACTGCACCGGCTCAAACTATTCGTATCGAACAGGCACCAATCAAAATTTCTACAGACGACTCATACAAAATGTAAAATGGAGATGATTGAATGAGTACATTGTTTGTATTTGCATTTATTCTATTGATTATTATTGGAATGCAGTTAACATGGCCAGTAAGACATTGAAAAATTTATGACTCTAGCACATGTCCTACTTTTCGGATCACTACCCTTTATATGTGCCACCGCATATTTCGGGTACAGAAGAGGTGAAAATAACTATTACGAAACTGACGCCTACACAGGAAATGGAACAGCGCATTAGAATGAGGTTTGCGTTTGCCATGTCTTCCTTTGGTAGAATGTTTAAACCATCTGGTATCACTATAGAAATGAGAGAATTGTGTAATCAATGGTCACAAATTGAAGAACAACCACCTCAAGGCGATTTATATAAGGTAGATCGTTACTTCTTAGAACTATGGAAAAACAGAACAAACATTAATCAGGATGATTGCGAATGACACCAACTATTGATCCAACAGATCCACGGTACTTTATACAAAGTTCCGACAAATCATATGATAGACATGAATATCTTTTATCATTTAGTAAAGGAGAACGTCAATTAGTATTTCAGGATTATGAACAACTTAGATCATATTGGTTTGAATGTGCTAGAAATTGGAGCGATGGTGTTGTACAAGTACTAGATATTAAAAAGAATAAAAAAGAGAAAAAAAGTCAAGGAGGGGGATTTAAATGAAAGTTGGAATGATCGGATTGGGTCGTATGGGTGAGGGTATGTCTCGCCGTATGATCAAATCAGGAATTGAAGTCCGGGGTTATAGAAATAACTATGAGAAATCATCTGAACAATATGAAGCAGGTTATATCAGCGGATGTGCAACTTCATTAAAGTATCTTGTTCGCGCAGTTAAAACTGATGGCAAGAAATACACTAGTGCTGGTGTAGTTCCTGGTATCTTTCAACTTGCTATCCCCACAGAACTACTGGAGGAAACTATCGATGAATTATTACCATTACTTAGTGATGGAGATATTATTATTGATCATGGCAATAGCAGTTTTAAGGACAGTTGGAAAAGATTCGAGCGTCTTACAAAATTGGGCATCGCGTATATTGACTGTGGCACTTCTGGTGGTGTGTCTGGTTTGGACCATGGATACGGTCTTGTGGTTACTGGTGGAAAGTATGCAGTCGATACATGCCGTACAATCTTCGATGCTATCTCAATGGGATATAGACCTTCCACTACCAAAAATGATTATGTAATGTATCCTCAAGATCACGGTTGGATTCATAGAGACTGGCACTAAAATGAATCTTATTCTTCGTCCTCTGGATAGTGTTACTGATCCTGTGTGGTCGGTAATTATATGTGTGATACTTGCCGTTGTAGGAGCATTCTATTGTATATACAGTATTATGAAACAGGCTTTTGCTGAATTGGAGGAGGATTATCACCATGATAGTATTTCTGATATCGATGATAACAGTAATGATAGTGATGGCACTGGGAGTGATTCTGATGGATCCACCTCTCCAGTAAAACCGGAAGATAATAATGATAACATCTAAAGATGATTTCCTGACTATAGAAGAAAATAAATTTGTATTTGACTATTGTTTAAGTGCAAAATTTTGTCATGGCGAAACTACTTCTTCAAATGGAATGATTTCTGAAATTTTTGAAGAAGAAGATATATACCAACTCTTTAAAAATAAGATAGAACAATATAGTGAAGGATTGAAAATATACTGGATGTATGTAAATTCATATTTACCAGGAGAAATTCCATATTTTCGTAGGGATACTAAAGAAAATGTAGATCGAGTATTTACATATCATCCACAACAAAAATGGGACCTTGATGATGGAGGAACCACGGAGTTTTACGTTGACAATGGTATTGTAGGAGTTTTTCCAATTCCAAATAGACTATTGTATTTTGATGCGGATATACCACACAGAACTAATTCATTTAGAGATCGTTTTAAATTTACAATTGAGTTAAGATGTAATGCAGAAAGTTTGTAATTAGATATATATGAATAGATATCGGAGTAACTATGGGCGCATTGACACCACCAAGCAGGAAGTCCTGCTACAACTTCAGAGTAACGGAGATTAATCGTGTTCTTGACGGCGATACTATTGACGTTACTATCGACCTCGGGTTTGATCTATACAAGAAAGAAAGAGTTAGAGTTGCAGGAGTTGA